TCCCTGTCTTGCGGTGGTATCGCGGCGTCATATGGACGGATGGGTTCCGGTATTTACCCAGGGTGAACTGATGTTTGATGATATTGACCTGCTGGTCATGCTGCAGCTGGTGGCGCGGGTGGTCGCCGATTCGCTGGGAAATTTTTTGCCTACACCCCTTACCAGCACGACGCAGAGCCTGCAACAGGGCTGACGTTTAACAGCCTGCCGGACGGGCTGTCCTACCTTCTCAATCCGGTTGACGCCGGGTTAATTCCCTATACAGCACTTAAAGATGGCTCTGTCGATTTGTATGACATTGCTCTCTTGAATGACCATCTGGCGGTAAAAGCAGATAACCAGCGGCGCATTGAGAAATGGAGAGAGGATAATGAACGCTGAAACTATTAAAGATTTCCTCGTCTCGCTTGGCTTCAGTGTGGATGATGCAGGAGCGAAAAAGTTCGGTTCTGTCCTCGCCGGTACAACTGCAAATGTCATCAAAATGGGACTGGCCGTTGAAGGAGCTGCGCTGTCCGTGGTGGCCTTCACGGCTAAGATCGCCTCCGGCCTGGATAATCTTTACTGGGCGTCACAGCGCACCGGCGCGACAGTCCAGGGAATTCAGTCTATTGGCTATGCGGTTTCGCAGGTTGGCGGCAGTGTGGACGCTGCGCGATCTTCTCTGGAAAGCCTCTCCCGGTTTATTCGTAACAATCCCGGAGCAGAAGGCTTTCTGAATCGCCTGGGCGTACAGACCCGTGATGCCAGCGGCAACATGCGTGACATGGCCGCTATTTTTACAGGTGTAGGCCAGAAGCTCAGCGGTATGCCGTATTACCGGGCTAACCAGTATGCGCAGATGCTGGGCATTGACGAAAATACCCTGATGGCCATGCGTCGTGGTGTGGGGCAGTTCAGCGCTCAGTATTCAGAAATGGTGAAAGCGATCGGATTTAATGCCGATCAGGCTGCCTTATCGTCAAACCGGTTTATGACCTCGCTGAAATCGCTCGGTGAAATGGCCGGGATGGCGCGGGACAAAATCGGATCGAATCTTGCGGACGGACTGGCGGGGCAGATTGATAACCTGCGCAAAAAGATAATTGAAAATTTTCCCAAAATTGAAGTCACCATCACAAAGGTCATAAAGGGGATCCTCTGGCTGGGTGAGATAGTCGGGCGGGTAGCATTTCGGATAGTCGATGGTGTCGGCGATATCATCGAGTGGTGGGGGAAACTGGATGCCGAAACGAAAACCCTGATAGAGGTTATCGGCGGTCTGGTTGTCGCCATGCGGATACTTAACTCTACTTTCTGGATGTCACCTGTAGGGCTGATTACCGGTCTGATCGTGGCTCTCGGTCTCTTGTGGGAAGACTACAAAACATGGAAAGAAGGCGGTAACAGTCTTATCGACTGGGAAAAATGGCAACCGGCAATAGATAAAGCGAAGGATGCGATCACCTGGCTTCGTGATCACCTTCTGGAACTAAAAGATGGTGTTGGCGGCTGGCAAAATGCACTGGAAATCCTCGGTACATTCATCGCGGGTGTCTGGGTATCCAGGGTTCTGGGGGCTTTCGGAAAAATATCAGGTTTACCGGTCCCACCCTGGCTTAAATTGTGGGCGCTTTACGCGGGCTATATTGTTAGTGACAGAGAAAATATTGCCGATAGCGCAAAATCTTCACTGAGGTATACGAAGCGAATTATCGGCGACACGCTGGCTGCTATTGGTATAAAAACAGATATCGGACGCAGGGATGTCAGTGAGGTCCGTGAATGGCCTGCGTGGATGGACTGGTTGCACGGGGGACCCGGTAAAGTTTTCCGGCAGGGACAGAGTAACGGTGTAGTGCATGGCTCCAACGTCCAGCCCGACATCCCCGGCGGCGGTACTCTTGCTGATCGCAACAATAACCCCGGGAACATTCGCCCGGTGAGCGGTAAAGGGTTCCGGTTTTTCGAATCAGCTCTTGAGGGCTGGGAGGCGATGAAAAATCAGCTCATGCGTTACTTTACCGGGAAAACAACCGGACGAGCATTACAGACTATTCAGGATATTGTCAGTACCTGGGCCCCGGCAGGTGATAACAACGATCCGAAAAAGTATGCACAGGATGTTGCGAAATGGATGGGAGTATCACCGAATGCAATATTGAATCTTACAGATCCCCAGACTATGGGAGCATTGATGCAGTCGATGGCGCGCAAAGAAGGTTATTCAAACTGGAACAGCCCGCTGGCGTATCAGGCCGCCGCTGGCAGCCTTAACCAGCAGACTGTTATAAATGTTCATGGAGTTAACAACCCTCAGGAGGCGGCTAATCTGATCGCTGACAAGCAGGGGGCTGTAAATGCCAGGGCGGTACAGCAATTGAAAGGACCTGCGTAATGGACTTTTTATCTGTTTTACTGCAGCAGCGAACCCGCTCAATAGGAATCATTATTCCTGATGTGGTTATTACCGAAAAGCACACTGACGCCCTGGAAATTACGGAACATCCGGTTGAACAGCCCACGAATGCTGGTGCCAGTGGTGAGGGCGCTGGTTATATATCAGAACACGCATTCAGGCGCCCTTCTGAGGTTGTGATGGAAACCGGTTTTTCCGGAGGCGGATCGCTGCTTGATTTTGCCAGTAACCTGACGGCTACCAGTTTACTGGGGCTGAGCCCGAAAGAACTGTATCAGGAACTGCTTAACCTGCAGCGGAATCGTATTCCTTTCGATGTGACAACCGGCAAGCGTATTTACAACAATATGTTGATAAAAACGCTGGAGGTTACGACCGATAAGAGTAGTGAAAATGTGCTTCTGGCGACACTTACCCTCAGGGAAGTAATTATTACCTCCACGCAGTCAGTCAGGGTTGCCCCGAAAAACAATATGACCGAGGGAGTCGGAACGTCTGCTGTGCAGAATACAGGCACCAAAACAACGGTGCTGCCGAATAATTCCATTCTGAAATCGCTGCCACAGATGGCGCAAGAAGGTATCTCCACTGTTGATGGGTATTTGAGCAATTTATTTCTGGGAAGGTGATTCATGCAAGCCGTAGAAATCCCACTGGTTGCTGACAATCAGACTTTTGCCACCACAATTAACGGTTCGGTTTATCACCTGTCTGTCATCTGGCGAGGCGAGTACTGGGTTCTGGATCTTGCTGACAGCAATGGCTCCGCCATTATATCAGGTATACCGATGATTACTGGGGCTGACCTGCTGGCACAGTATCGATATATGGATCTGGGTTTTTCTCTGGTGGTGCTCTGCGACGTGGCAGGGCAGGAGAATCCGACGCAATTCGATCTTGGAACGCTCTCACACCTCTATGTTTTCACGGAGTAACAATGTCGAAAAACTGGATGCGTCACTTTGAATTATTACTTGTTGATGATAAGGGCGACGGGATAAAATTTTCTGAGCTTAAAGTCACTTTCAATATTCAGAAAATGCCTGCGACCATATTTAATGGATTCGTTGGAAATTTTAAGGTTTATAACCTGTCTCCTGCCACTCAGAACCGGATTATGCAGAAGGAGTTTTCGCGTATACAGGTTATTGCCGGATACAAGGGGCAACCGGATGCAGCAGGTAATTATCCTGATGAAAACGTTGGTATGATATTCAATGGAGATATCCGTTTTACTGTCACTGGTAAAGATAATGCCACAGACAGTTGGATCATGTTGCAGTGTATTGACAGCTGGGAAGGCCACCTGAACGCAAGTGTGAAAACCACAGTGGCAGCTGGCTGGAAGTACAGAGATCTTTTCAGTCTGGGTATGAAATCATTCGAACCATATGGCATCGAATCCGGCGCAGTTCCTGACATGCCTGAAACGGTATTTCCCCGGGGTCGCGTTGTTTATCAAAACACATCAAGGTTGATGAATCATATCGCAGGGCAGTGTAAGGCTAACTGGTGGTATGAAAATAATCTGGTAAATATTGTTCCTGAAGATAAATATATTGGTGTTGCTACGGTGTTGAATGCTAACACCGGGCTTATCGGTATGCCACAGCAGACGATGGGAGCTGGCGTAAATGTCAGATGCCTGATTAATCCAAATATTAAGCTCGGTGGGCTTATTCGTCTGGATCAGGCATCTGTATACCGTGCCTCTTTGAGTAATGACCAGGTAGCGAAATCGCCAGCACGACTGGATGAGTCTGAAAGCGACGGTAATCTCTACGTTAACGGTCTGCTAGGCATGTCACAGCCTGCCAGCATTAATACTGACGGTGATTACATTGTGGGCAGCATTGATTATACTGGCGACACTCGAGGGCAGGCGTGGTATATGGACCTGCTTTGCTTGGCTAAAGGTGGCAAAGAACTATTGGCAAAAGGCACTTTGGACAAAGTCGGAGATGTAGAGTGAAAAAAGTATTTTTTTGTTTATTCTTGGCCCTGCCGTTAACAGTTTCGGCGGCAACGCAGTGCGGACCATTCCGCTTTGATGCTGGTAATGATGGCCTCATGCACATCAATGGTCAAAAGCCAGAAACACAAAAAATGACCTTTTTGAAACAAAAAGACGATTTCGATAATGTCATGATGCAATGGATGTTACCTGATCCTAATACTGGACGTTGGTTAGGTATGGACTACATCAAACGAAACAAAAAAGCGATCCTCAACGTTGAAGTTATCCGCAAAAATATGGACGAGCCTCGGGAGTTCTGGACGTATGATTGCCGGAAGGTGAAGTGAATTACATTTGCGTCCAGCTTCTGCAGAACAGCATGGATGCGCCGAAAATCATCGGTTCCTTTCCATGCAAAAAGATTGTTGATTAATCACCCGTAATTATAATGTGATACTTCTACTTTCACGATAAGGAATTTGTCGCATGTTCGGATTTGATAAATTAATAACTCCAAAAATCATCAACGTTCTGTATGGCATCACAATGTTACTTCTGGTTGTTGCCGCCATTATAACGTTTGTTAATGGGAAGGCTGCTGGCGCTTTAGTGCTTTTGTTATGTGCTGTATTTTGCCGAATATTCTTTGAGTGCATCATGGTTTCATTTAAAAACAATGAGTATCTTCGCCGAATAGCTGAAGCGTTAGAAGCAAACAAGCAGTAATGAAACTTCAATAATGAACCCGCCACCCGGCGGGTTTTTTACTTTCTGGAGACATATGAATGCCCGTTTCTTTAAGCGCTCAACTTGGTAGCAAAGAACAGGCCGATGTAAGACTTGCTGGCTCTGTCATGTCGGCGCTGCGTGTTTCTATGCCCGGCATCGTCCAGTCATTTGATCCGGACACGGTAACAGTGGTTGTTCAACCTGCGATTAAAGGCTATGAGCCGGACTCAAATGGAATCAACCAGTCGACGACATTACCCCTGCTGGTGGATGTGCCAGTGGTATTTCCGCGCGGCGGAGGCTGTACGTTGACTTTTCCAGTTAAAGCCGGTGATGAATGTTTGGTGATTTTTGCCGATCGTTGTATTGATTTCTGGTGGCAGAGTGGCGGGATACAGGAGCCGGTCGATGACAGAATGCATGATTTATCGGATGCGTTTTGTATTGTCGGTCCCCAGTCGCAGGCAAGGAAGATTAGCGGTATTAATACCAGTGCCACACAGTTGCGTAGTGATGACGGCAGCACCTATTTTGAGCTTAATCCTGATACCAGGAAAATTAAAATTGTCGCTCCGGGGGGCCTTGATGTGGTTGCCCCTCTGGCTGATTTTTCTGAGAAAGTAACCATTCATGGCCTGTTAACCTGGATGGGGGGCATGGTGGGGTCTGTTGTTTCTGGTGTGGCTTCAAAAATCACTGGTGCTGTTGAGTTCTTGGGGAGCGTTAAGGCTAACGGCAAGCCAATCGATGATACGCACACTCATGGTGGTGTTCAGCGCGGTGGAAGCAGTACCGACGGGGTAAACTGATGCGATACAGACGTGAAGACGCCGATGGCGATTACACCTTTGGCAGCGGTGATGACACCTGGCTGATTAACTCACCGGAGGCCGTGGCGCAGGCGGTAAAAACGCGATTCGAATTGTGGTATGGGCAATGGTTTCTCGACACCACCGAGGGGACTCCGTGGATCCAGTCCGTACTCGGTAAGCAGAAGCCGGAAACCTACAACCTGGCGATCCGTAAGCGCATCCTCGAAACGCAGGGCGTTAAATCAATCCTCTCTTTCAATACGACGCTGGATACCACGACCCGACGTGTCATGTTTTCCGCTGAAATCGACACTCTTTATGGAATAACGACTGTTACATCGGAGGCGTAATGGCTCTGAACCTTGATTCTCTCGGTTTATCTGCAAAGGTAACCTCGGAGGGGATCAGTGCGCCTGATTATCAGACGATACTCAGCACCCTGATTAGCTATTTTCAGCAGATTTATGGCAGTGATGCCTACCTCGAACCGGACAGCAAAGACGGCCAGATGGTGGCTCTGATGGCGCTGGCGATTCATGATGCCAATAATACTGCGATAACTGTCTACAACTGTTTTTCACCGGCAACCGGCTATGGGGCTGCACTGACCAGTAACGTGAAAATAAATGGTATTTCACGTAAAGGCGCGACGAATTCTACGGTTGATTTGCTTCTTACAGGAACTACCGGAACAACCATCATTAATGGCAGCGTGAAAGACAGTAATAATGTGATATGGCGTTTGCCTGCTTCAGTGGTGGTCGGCGTGGATGGTACAGTGATGGTGACCGCAACATGTTCCGTCAGTGGTGCAGTGGCGGCGCAGGCTGGAACTATCACTGAAATTAATACGCCAACCCGTGGCTGGGTTTCGGTAACCAAT